GAGTATTTACATTTATCTAAAACTTCATCTAGGTGCTCACTCATCCAAATTTTTTTCCATTGCCAAAAATGAATTGGATAAAAGACCTTTGGTTGTTGTGCATATCTTAAAAGCCCAAGCTTTTTAGCACACTTTGTTACAAGCAACGGTCCTATCTCTGACCAAACTATCTTGCTTTTATCGTACTTAACTGAGTTATTTATTAGCATATTAACAAGGTCAGAGTCTTGTGGCATTCTTAGTATACCGTTTGCAAGTCGTCCCTCTTCTTCATAACCAAATAGATAATCTCCAAACTCCCATTTGTGTCTAAGGCATATAGAGTCTGTATCAGTCCATGTCAAACCTGTTTTTTGTATCATTGTGTATCTAAACATATCCGCAAATGGTCCATATGAATTTTGTATTGTAAAAATTTCAGACTCAGGAATTATTTTATTAGCATCAGCCTTGACTACACCGTTTGGAACCTTCATATCCATATCGTAAACAAAAAGGGTAAAGGAATGACCATAATATATAAATGAAGCAAGAGCTGTTTGTTCAACCTTGCTTAATGGATTTCCTATCCATAAAGATCCAAAATCAGCCATGAGTATATCCTATCACACAAAAAGAAAAGCCAGCCCATTTCTAGGCTGGCCTTCTTGGTTTTATACTACTTGACTTCGTTACCCTTGCCACCACCAGATGACTTCTTGGCAGGTGCCTTAGCAGCCTTCTTTACAGGTGCCTTAGCAGCCTTCAGAGCCTTGTCTACGTCCTTAGCATCTGGCAAGATACCAAATGCCTTGTCGTTAGGGTTAAGCGCTCTAATTGCAACTGGTGCAATCGCAGCAACAAGTGCTGTCCATAGATCTTTTGGATCTGTCACGCCTGCCATATATAGGGCAAGACCTGATGCAAGTACTGATCTTCCGTATGAAGATAGTAGTGCTTTTAGTTGTTCTGTATTCATTATATTCTCCTAGGTTATTTTTCTAATGAAGGGCTATTGTTTTCTTTACCCTTCAATTCTACGTAGTATTTAATAAACTTAATAATTTTATCTCTCTCAGCTTCTGGCCATCCATTAATCAACAACTGATTAATTCCTTTTGCTTCAAGTTCCTTAACAAACTCATCAAACTGTTCATAAGTAAAGTAGCCAACATCAGTTACCTGCGCTGGCTTTTCTCCTTTTCTCCATACTGGTCTTATAGCATAGTCTGTTAACGCTTCTAATTCTTCTTGGGTTTCTCTTATTATTGGGGTTAGAGCTAGCATTATTTTGACACCAGATAAATCCATAGGATTATCTCCTAAAGCTTGACCTCCATTTTCACCAATTACTGTCCAGTAAGAGTTTAGATAGTCCCTATATGGCAATATAATTTTATTGTTATAAGTTTTAGCAGTTTCAAATACAAAATTATTAGTTGTTGATACATAAAAATCTAACTGGTGGTTTTTTCTTAGGTTCCCTGGCATTGTATTCAATGTTTTTAAAAATTGTATTAAATATTTTGACCTAGTGATTCTGTCAGAGGAGTCATTAACACTACCAACTATACCGCCAAAGTTTGACTCATGATCTTTTACGTATCCAGAAATTAAGTTAACCTGAAATCTTCCAGAATCTATTTCATTTATTGAATCATTGACCATGCACAAATATTGTGGAGAAACAGAATATGGTCTTATTGCTATTAAGTATTTAATTTTTTTGTTTGGATCAATATGGCGTGCCATCCTAACAAGCATATCGCCTTGAGTAGCATCATAGGTAAACATTACTCCAGAAAAATGACTTTTTTCTAGATTATCTATTTGTGGTCCATGAAAATTGCCACCAAAATAATAAAATTCCATACTTTATTATCTCATACTTTCTTTGCTAATTTCATTAATAACATTTACAATATTATTTGTTTCAACCTCACTGAGGTTATTAGACAAAAGAATACCATCAAAACCTTTGTCTTTTAAATCATAGAAAAACTCTTTAAAGTTATTTTTAGTAAAAAACTCTGTGTCTTGAGGCCATTTTTTTATGTCTAATAATTCTATTTCTTCTTGGCTTTCTCTAATTACTGGAGAAACATGTATCATTGTTTTTATTGGGTTCAGTTTAAATCTTCCTATTTTGTACCAAGAATAAGGAACAATCACTTTATTATTTTTTGATGCTTCAAATACAAACTCATTAGTAACTGATATATAAAAGTTAGGCAAAATGCTTTGTATTTCATTTAAGGTTTCTATGTATTTTATTAAGTAGGATGATCTCTCTATACCTGATGACATATCATTTACATCATTTAAAATTCCTTTGACTTTTTTTTCTTCTTCAGAGACCCAGCCAGAAACAAAATTGATCAGAATTCTATTTTTTGATATCCTGCTCATTGATCTATTAATTTTATATAAATACTGTGGCGAGACTGTATAAGGTCTAATTGCTACCATATATTTAATTTTTGATTCAGGGTCTATTTTATTTGCTATATGAATAAAATAGTCATCACCATTAGATAACCATGGAAATAAAATACCTGTAAAGCCAGATGACTCTAGCTCTACAGATAATTTTCTAAAATCAAAGGAAGCTTCCCTTTGAAACCAATATACTTTCAAATCACATCACCTTCTGGTAATAGCTTTTTGAGTTCTTTGTATTCTTGTGATATTTTTTTCATTGAGTGATAGTGTGGGTATGCTTCACCAACAACACCATACTCATCAAAGTATGCAATCTCAGGTTCAATCTCATCAACAAACCTTGATAAACCTTTTTGCACATCCTCAATATAAAGATAAGCCCAGTCACGAGAATCAGATAGAAACTTAATGAAGTTTTCTTTATGAACATCGCTATCTGAATCTTCTTTTTTAGTGCTATTAAAAATATCTTCAACCCTTACCAATGATGCTGCTAAAGATACGACCCTTTGTCTAAGAATAAACATTTTCATAGTTAAAAGAATTGATATAGTCGTCATAACAACAAGCATTATTCCTAATACTGCCACAGAAATATCCATTTACTTAACCGCTTCCCTAGATACTAACACAATTGCACCCTCCATCTCTAAAGCATTTTTTAACTGAACGACATACTGCAATGCTTTTATTTTTTCATCATGAGTCATTGCTATAAAATCATACTCATTAAGCTTAATAGTAAGAAAATGTTCGTTATCTATTAGCTTTACAAAAAAGTCTTTAGGAGCAGGAACAGAATGAAATGCTCTACGCATTGAGTCTGTATACATTAGATATCCCTTTTGCCATTATCTACAAAGTTAAAAACCTCTTCAAGAGATTTCCATCCAAGATCTTCTTTGATCTCTAGTGCTGCCAAGAATATATCCCAGGTCTCATAAACATACTGGGTGGCAAGTTTGCTTGGCTCTACAAGCTCATTATCAACTAAAAATGCAATTGGTAAACCAATATCATTGTACTCAATGAAGTCTTTAAAATATTTATCAGACTTATAGTCCATCCACAACTCACCAAGTATTGAGCATATTGATTCAAAGGTACTTACTTGTTCTCCATTGTTAGAGCTTTCCACATCTCACCCCACTTTTCTTTTGTTCTGTGTCTACTAAACTCTCTAGATATCTCACCATTTTCTAGATAAATACCGCCCCAGACTCCCCACTCTTTGCCTGATACACCATTAGCAAAGCATACTCTTTGTACTGGGCATGCCTGACACAGGTTATCTATTATTGGTCTAACTAGTTCATCATCTTCGTATTTATCAAAAAATAAATTAGTATCCATATCAAAACAAGCACTGTTGTCTTTCCATAAGTGTTGTTTCATATTTATACCTTATATCTATTTGGAATATCCCACCCATTACGATCAGGCACAAAGTTTTTAGCTAAAAACCACTTACCATTACGATAGATTCCATTAATTGCTGTTTTAGCCATATCAGATTGTTTTGTTTCAACAACTGTCCAGCCATTCCAATGAAGGTTGTAGTTCTTTGCTACAATCTTTTCCATTGTTTCTAAGTTATTTACTATCATTTTTACCCCTTTAGTATCGGAAAATTCCAACTTCAATGTTATTTTGTTCTGCAGTCGTAACAAGTTTAGATACTGGCTGCTTTGGCTTGCTAAGAAAAGCAAGATAGTTTACACTCTTAATATTTTCTTCAATGTACCACGTAGGCACCTGTACAAACTTAATCTTTCTTCCACGAGACTTCATACCTCTTTCAGAAAGGTTACAAAACTCAGATACGAAAGAGTTAACAGCAGCAGGTCCTGCTGAGTAAACTACAAACTCTTTGTCTCCATCTTGCATTCCAGAAAGAGCAACCCCCATCGCACGAAGAAAGACTTGATAATCATCAAAGTCAGTTGTTCCATGCACCGCTACTATCATCAGAATTTCCATTCTTTAAACTATCCAAAATGAATAGCATCTTATCAATATCCCTATTTGACATATTGTTTGTATCTACTGGCCTAACTGTCTCTGGATTTACTAACCCATCAGCAATGTCAGCCACATAAAACATATTGTTATGTACCCAATATGCATGATCCTCAATCATAAGAACCCTAACACTATTATTCTTCAAATGCTTTCTAGCTTGTGAAGGACGCTTAGGTTCATCAAAAAGATCTTGTGGAAC